ATCAAATAAAATAATGGAAGCATTGGGCGCTTGTCCTACAGATTTATGGACATCAGAACAATTAACAATGAGATTAAAAAACAATACAGCTTTTAAAGAAATTAACAGACAAGAGCTTATTGCTATATTAGGAAAAAATGATCCAGATTTAATTGAGTTTGAAAGCGTTGAAGATGAGTTTTCTTTTACAGAACAAAAAGAAAAAATCATGGAAATCATAAATACTTTAGAACCAAAAGAAAAAAAGATAATGATTTTAAGATTTGGTTTAGATGGTACAGATTCTCACACATTAGATCAGCTTGCAAAAATAATGGAAGTTTCTGTAGAAAGAATTAGGCAAATTGAAGCAAAGGCTTTACGCAAAATGCGCCATCCAAGTAGGTGTAATATTTTAATTAAAACGGATAATTACGATTCTGCTCGAATTCATAATAGTGAAAAAGATATTGTAAATATTAAAAAAAATTTAATTAGTGCTAAAAAAACAATAAAAGAAGGAGTTTTAATATGAAAGCCAGAAAAGAGTGAAAGACGGGCCTTTTCAAACAATTAAGAGCGCTTGGGCATCACTCCCAGCGCCTTTTAATGAGGCCAAACAACTTAGAACTAAACGCAAAGTTATACAAAAATATAACCCTTTTCTGTATGCGTTTGGATACACATTAGAACCACCAAAGGAGTATTTATGCAATCAAGAATCTTAGACATAAACCACCCATATATACCAGCAGCAAAGACCAATGTATTTGAAACCTTAAAACGGTTTGGATTTGAGCCACCTAGCGAGGATAAACGGTATCAAGAAAAATGGAGAGCTTACCGTAACTCTTTTGCCAACAATGAAGTACAAGAAGTTTAATCAAGAACTACACGACATCTGCGATCCACCTGCAAGAGAGGCAGTAACTAGGTGGATTGAGATGAAGTGGGGTCTACAGGCTACGCCCCATCCCGATAAATATGCAGTTGATTTAGTCGTTCATCGATCAGGGAAAGAAGTAGGATATGTTGAGGTAGAAGTTCGTCAGCCAAACTTGCATCAGTATGAAACCATCCATGTAGCCCAACGCAAAGAGAAATTATTTCAGGCAAATCTGCCAACGCTATTTTTTGTATTAACTGGGGACTTAACTCATGCTTTTTGGACAAAAACAGAGTTTGTTTTGGCAGCCCCGTTAATTGAGGTAAAGAATACTGCGGTATCGGATGGGGAATATTTTTTTGATGTTCCACGCAAGCTCTTTAAGTATGTTGACCTTACTCAGCCGTTTTAGTTACTTGATCGTATTGAAGATAGCAGGCTTGGAGGGCTGTACGGATGATGTCGGCTCTGGCAGCTTCCCTGATAAGAAAGATTGCATCCTCGGAGTAAAGGGTTGCCCCAGTTCCACTTTGTCCATCTGTGGGTAGCGTTGCGGGTCTACTTTTACGCTTCCGCAGCTCGTCAATAGCATCAAACAACTTGGAATTAATAGTAGCAATTTGTTCATCTTTACTTCTCCTAATAGCATCTACATGGATTTGATTCACTGCTTCTTTCTTTTGGATTGCTTGTTGCTGTGCTAGGTGTTCTCTAGTAATTTGACCATTTAAACGCCAGCCATTTGTAGCCCATCCTGCACCAAAACTGATAGCTACAGCAGCTACCATAGCAATAATCTGTAAGTTAAGACCGCCTAAGAACCCAAACATAAATGATATTCTTCTGTTCTGCGTTTAGTTAAGCCAGCCAGCTTTTGACCTTTGAAACGATCCCATTGCAGTATTTCAGTACAAGCATCTTGGTATCTGCCAGCGTTAAGCCGTTTAACGAGAGTGCTATTACAAAAAGCAAAACTACCAATATTATAAGAAAGAGAAATGTAAGCATCGTATTCACCTTGGGTTAATGGAACTTTAACGCACTTCTTTAATGCGCCTTCAAATTGATTAATGTCCGTTAATGCTCTTTTTAGGGCATTTTGAGGAGTTATCTTATCTCCTAATTTTACGCCTTTTGTGCTGCCAAAGCCAATTGTGGCAACATCGCCCTTAACAGGGATGTAAGCGGTGCTGTTATAGCCTTCATTCATTACGATGGCTACTAACCCCATACCCGACAAAGATAATGCCGCTAAAGCCCTGCGATCCATTATTTATCGGCTTTTTGATCTAATTTGTCTAAGATTCTTTGTAAGCTTGCTTCTAATTTGTTAAATTGGGCATCAATATCAACTCTACGCACATAATTAGTAGGTAAATCGACTTCAATATTTTTAATATCTTCTTTAAGGTCTTGTACAGAATCCCATAATTGACGGGCAAACCATCCAATAGTAGCCATAACTGCTGTGCCAATTAAATTAAATAGTAGTTGCCAATCCATGATTTACCTTAAATTATAAATTTTGTTAAGAACTATAATGGCACTAAATTTGAACTAGTAGTAAATGAATGTATTGTATTGCCACCATTTGAAGTTACAGTACCGCCTGAAAATACTTGGCTACCAGCGTAAGCAATAATAACTACACCTGAACCGCCTGATCCGCCTGTAAAGTTAGCGCCAAGAGATGTGTTAAATGAAGCTCCACCACCACCGCCTCCTAAACCGTTTGTGCCGTTTGATCCATTGCCACCATTAGAAGTTCCAGCAGCACCGCCACCACCAGCACCAGCCGTTCCTACAGTTCCGCCATTATATGTGCCAGCACCTCCACCGCCTGCGTAAGTTACAGATGATCCTGAAATAGACGAAACAGAACCATCACCGCCATTGCCACCTGCCGAACTTGTGCCAGTTGCGCCTACAGCGCTTGCACCACCGCCTCCTCCACCGCCCACAAAAGATGTTGTTCCAGAACCACCACCATTGTTACCTTGATTAGATGTTCCAGCGCCACCATTGTTACCACTATTGCCACCACCACCAGAACCACCGTTTTTACCGTTAGTAGTAGAACTTCCAGCACCACCACCGCCAACAGAAACGGTTAATGTACCAAAAGAAGAATTACCCCCAGATGTACCAGCAGTATTGCCGCCAGATGTATCGCCCCCAGCACCACCAGCACCTACCGTTACCGTGTAAGAACTGGTTGGAAATAAACTAATTGTGCCAGTTAAATAACCACCTGCACCACCACCACCGCCACCATTTGATTGCCCAGTTCCACCTCCACCACCACCTCCACCAGCAACTTGAAGGTATTTAGCATTAATAACAGTACCAGAGCTAAAGCCAAAAGCTGCTAAACAAGCTGCTCCAATTTTTGATGAAATTGGCATTTATTAACCTTAAATAAATTTAGTTTGTGATGCAAATACGGTATAGGTTGCTGAACCTGTTTTAATAATGGCGTAATTGTATATATCAACAGCACTAATATTGCCAAAAGTAGGTGCGGCAGTTTGCCATTTTGGAGTTACTGTAGAGCCGTCAATTTGAAACAATGAGTTGTAATAAGCCGTAGTTCCATTTGTACACAAAAATGTTAATGTTAAAGCTTCGCCTGTAGCCATTAAAGTGTTTAATGAAGTTGTGCCATCTCCACGAACATTGATCGTAAAGTTGCCGCTTGCATTAGTTGTGTAATACAGAATAGATTGGGTAATCGTATCGTAGTTAATTGTGCCAGTAGAAGCAGTTGCCGATATTGTGGCTGTTTCTAGAATATTAGGAAACTTAGACGATGCGCCCGTAGAATTGCTAAAAGTTTGTTTTGCGGTAAAAGTTGTAGCTGTTCCTGGTGCTACATAATCAGTACCAGCAGTAGCGTTAGATAAAGCCCCACCGCTATTAGCCTTTAATAAAGCAGTTCCGCTAGGAGGGGCAAGGTAATCCGTTCCAGCCGTAGCGTTGGCTAAAGCACCACCACTATTTGCTTTTAATAATGAAGTACCACTTGGGGGTGCAATATAGTCTGTACCAGCAGTAGCGGCAGTAAAGGCAGAAGTACCAGAACCTTTTACAAGCCCTGTAATCGTTGTAGCGCCTGTACCACCATAACCTACCGCTAAAGTACCAGCAAGGCTTACAGCGCCTGTAGTAGCTGTTGCTGGGGTTAATCCTGTAGAACCGCCTGAAAATGACGATACATTGGTGTTTCCAGCCTTAGAAGCAATGGTTTGGACTACGCCAGAACTGTCTTTATAGTAAAGTTTGCCATCATTTGTATTAATAGCCAACTCACCATCGACCAAATTACCAGCAGTCGGGGCAGCAGCAGCCGTTGTAGAATAATATAAAGAAATGGGCGTATAGTTAGTTTGTGCCATAATTTTTCCTAGAATGTGCCGCCAAATATGCCAGTAGTAGCCGTTAAAGTGGTAACTCCTGTAATACTGTTGCTATTCATATTTAATGAACCTGTCATGGGAGTTTGACCATCACTAGCAACTGATTGGGTTAAAGCGCTTGCAATATTGTTAAGGGTAGTATTAGCCCATGTAGTAGTAATAATACTGCCACTAACAACAGGATTGCCTGCTGGTAAAGTGTAAGTTCCTGACCCATTTCTACTCATTTGATGCTCCTTTTATTGCATTTTGTGCGTTTCTTATCACCAATAATTTAGCTAAATTTGCTTGTTCTGGACTAACAACAGATGCTTTTATGTCTTTTCCAGCCAATTTCATTAAAGCAGCAGCTTTTTGTGGGTCTAATAACGCCTCCGACAATTTTACCGCTAATTCCTTGTTTGCCCTACCATATCCTACATCGCTACCTCTAGCTGCAATATTTCCAACAGTAGCGGATAAACCATGCCGTCTAAGTAAAGTAGGCAAATTGATTTGATTTAACATATTTCCATAAGCTAATTTTTGCATCGTATCTGAACCTACGCCACGACCTGCATTTTGAGCAAATACTGATCTTTGGACATCTTCATTAATAGCTTTTAATCGGCTAATTTGTTGGGCAGACAAAATGCCTTCTTTTTCAATCTTTGCCAATTCACTAGCAAATCTAGCGGGGTAGATTGTTTCAGATGCTGGCGATACAGATTTACCAGCAATGCTTTCAATAGACTCTAATTGGTTTACTGGCTTAGATAGTCTGGCATAAACAGAACTTGCCTTTTTATAAGCAGGGTTAATTTCTTCAATAAAGCCTAATAACCGATCTTTAGAAGCTATTAAACCGCCCATCTTTGCTTTTTCAGCAGAACTAGCATTAGGCACATTTAATCTAGCAATTTGATCGTCTAGCGCCATTTTAGTTTCATGCAACCCACGCATACTGCCAGTAGGGTTAGCAATGTCATAGCCTTTGTTTAAAGCATTAACACGGGCCTGTTCCATAGCCGACTTAATAGCTGGGGTTTTAATCAGTTCAGCTACATCTTTTTCCATTTCTACAGGAATGTTCATTTTTACTGATAAAGCGTTTTCGTATAAATCATTA